CTCTCGGCATTTTTGTTAGCACGTAAATATTTACGGGTATCAAACCCAACGTTTTGGTCCATTTAAACAGTGAAACCCAATTATAGGCAAGGAAAACCAACAAGCTCACAACAGGCAAACCAATCTCTCTAAAATTTTAATGTCATAACTCCATTTCAAACGTGAATATTTCTCCTCCATCATTATTTGCTCATCCGGTGTGACCCCGAAAGCCAAATAGAAAGAAAAACGCGTTTCATCAGAAATGCTATGGTATTTACGATCCATTTTCCAAGACAACCATTTCAATCCGCCAGAAATGTACTCATCGGGGCCAGTTTGTGCGCGGTCGGAACGGTGGCGACGTTTAACAATGGGAACACTATCTGAACACCTTAGCATAGTGGTATAAAACTCCTGATAAACAGGAATCCCGCCAGTTAAACTCAATCCACCCTCACCAACCGCTTGCATCCAAGCCTTACACACATGAGGGATATCCAATTGTTTGAGACTCAAACAATCTTTAGATAATGCTGTTGGAAAATTACGAACCATAATATAACTACCATCGACAAAAACAGGGTGGGTCTGGCAAAATTCAATTCCTTCAATATCAAAAACGGGTTTCTCAACTTTCATTGTAAAACCCATCTGAAGAAACCATTTCTCCAGTCCATCCATAAAATTAGAAAGATCATCCTGTTCAATGATAACGGTACAATCGTCACCATTGTTGGCCAACGAGCCCACGATACCTTTACCAGAAAGGTAAGCGTGTACCATAGCACACATAATCAAACAGTTACCGAGTGCGGTATTCATATCACCGCTCATCCTGCAACCATTAGTTTTATATTTGAGGCTACCATCCTTGCAGTAGCCCCGAACATCATTATGAAGCTGCCATGTCAACAATTTGGCCAACTCGGGTGACTTATATATACCATTATAAACGGAATGTTCCCATTTCAACGCATCAACACTAACATGTTGATCAAACCTACTAGCATCCAAGCCAATTGCTACAGGTTTACGGAAACAATCCCATTTCGCTTTGAAGATTTTACCAGTTTCTGCAGAGTTGAACCCCTTGAGAACGGTAGTATCACCAAAAATTTTTGCAATTGCCAAATAGATTTGATGTTCTATCGGTCTCAAGTAACGTCCAACCTCCACATTGTATCTAGGATCCCTAGGCGATATCACCCTAGGATCGGGATCCGGCTTGTCATCGCTGTTAATAAACTCGGCTTTGACAAATGCCTTAATAGCAGCATCCCTGCGATCAATGC